GTCTGGTGAGTCTCTCTCCTGTGGAGTTCTGCACGTTCCAGCCAGCAAGCAAGACCCCCAAGGGTACGGCTCAGCCCTAACCTATGCTCGCAGATACAGCCTTATGGCTGCCTGTGGGATAGCACCAGAGGATGACGATGGCAACGCTGCCTCTAGAACCGCTAGAAACCCCCTAGATTCGATTCCAAAAGTACCGCCAGTACCTACAGCTATGCCAGCAAAGAAAGTTGATCTGAACTCGATTAAAGAGGACATCCCTGATAGTGGTAAAAATACAACACTTCCGACTCCGGGGTCAGTTAGGCTACAGATCCCAGGCAAGGATGCCGTCAACTGTAAAAACATTGAAGAGTTTATTAGCCAATACAACACAGTTGCGGACAAGGTAGCCAACTCTAAGCTGGCTTTAGCCGATAAACAAAAGAAACTGTTGGAGTTCAACACGCTGAATAAGGACACCATCGAGATGCTCTCGCCCATCCAGATGGTCATAATGACCAGCGCAAAGCAGAATCGTAAGAAAGTATTAGATGGTGTTGCTTAGGTAGAGCGCTCGCTCATCATTGCGCCTTGACACCAATCCTTTGAGAACCTTGCCGCCAGCCTTTGTCCAATCGAGAAAGGCTTCAGCGGCTCCCTCAAAGTCTCCACGATTGTGTTTCATTCTGAGGCTAGATCGCTGGAGATTGCCTAGCCCAACATTAAACGCAAAGCTGACGAGTGCGCCAAACCTCCCAGGAGTAAGGCCATCAGGACATAGTCTGCGTACCCCGCTTTCAAATCTCTGTAAATCTTGAGCAAGAATTTCATCTACCTCTCCCATTGATAGAGTGCGGTTCCAGCCATCAGGAATAGGCAAGGCCTTACGATCTGCGATTGGAACCCTAGCGTGTAATGGATCGATTACATGGCCAACTCCAACTGTCCACAGTAATGCCGGGCATTGGTATGGCTTTTGTTTCACACCTTCGTGGTGCTTAATCATCTCAATGACTTTGTGGTCAATCATTTTTTAAATGCTTGTGTACCGAACCAGAAAGCGACTACAGAACTCCAGATGATTTGTGTCTCGTTATCCCATAGGACATCAAGAGCAATGCTGAAATCAACTCCTGTCTTCCAAGCGTAGACGAAACCAAAGATTTCTACGAAAGCAAAGAGGACAAACATTCCATAGGTAATCGCTGGGCGCACCATTGCACGAGCATTGATAACCCATGTAGATGCACCTTGGCCAATGGCTATGTCGTGGGCATAGAGCGACTCACGCTCTTGTACTGCTGTGGTCATGGCTATCTGGTCTGTGCGGATCTCTTCGATGCGCTCTTGGGATGCGAGGCCAGCCTTACGCATCTCTAGCTCACGCTCGATCTGGAGTCTAGCAAGATCCATCTCATGCGCTTTGTCTGATTTATCTTGAAAAAAATCTAGGAGCTTTGGTAAGCCACCGGCTAAGAATGAAACGAGAGTTGTTAACAAAGTAAACATTATTTATTTCCCCATACTAAAAAATAAGCTATCCATGCAGCGACTACGAAACACCAGAACTGCGCCCACTTGGCTTTGGCTAGATCAGAATCAAAGGCTTTCTTCAAATCCCTCTCTTGTTTCTCTAGCTTTGCTTTCAGAGCCTCAACCTCAGCCCACCGCTTGCCATACTTCTTTAAGAACTCTTCTCGCAGTCTTGCCTCTTCTCTGCGTACTTGCTCTTCATGCTCCCAGACAATTAGTACACGCTTTAAGAACAGCTCCTTGCGGATTTCGTTCTCACGCAGTTCTCTGCGCCTGTCAAGGTTGCGCTGCTGGGCTACATCGGATGCCTCTTTCTGTGTATCTGCAATGCTCTTGGACAGCTCTTTGCTGACCTCACGACTAGCGTTTAGAGAACTGCTGATGCCCTTTGCGCCATCAAGAAACCCGAACTGATCTGCCACATTAGTTGCCGATCTTGATATGGCCCATCCCAGCTAGGAATGTAACTAAACCTACAGCTCCGACTCCAATAATCCAAAAGAACTTGGTGACCACAGACTTACCAATATTGGTGTAGACCTTCTCGATGACACGCTCTGTCACCTTCTCAACAATATCTTCAATCTCTTTGTCAGTAAGCTGTGTCATAGTAATCACGCTTTCTTTCGTACTGTTTTGCGTACTACTTTCTTGGCAGCCTTGCGAGCTGGCTTAACAGTAACTGGTTTCTCAATAGGGAACTCAAGCGTTGCTCTGGGGATAAAGCCAAAGCGGTCTAGGATCCATGTAAAGATAAAGTTCATGCCAAGCCTCCAACAAATTGATTAGCCTGTTCTTGTGTCATCACATTCCCATCGGCATCTTGCAGTTCTGCACCAGCTAAGACTTCTTTTTTGAAGTTAGCGTAGTCGGTGTTGTCTGGGTCAAATGGGATGCTGTCTTTGCCATCACGCAATATTGCACATACTTTATTTTCAATTCCACTTTTGTATAATTTATAAGTTGTCATTTATAACTCCGCAGAAAAAATTAAATAGGCAACATTATTATTGTTGGCGGTCATTCTATATACATATCCAGCCGTTAAACCCGAACTAACTGATGCATCAACAGTAAACGATGAAGGGGTGCTATCAGTAGTTATAGCAGGAACACTATTTAATGTGTAAAAAGTACCATTAAATACTAAATAATTTGATGCAGTTCCTGTTGTTGAAAGGGTTGGTACTACCCGCATTGTTACTTTTGGTATAAAGTTTCCTGTCAAAGCTGTTGTAGTATATGCCCCTTGTTGCATAAATGTAGAATACGCACCAGAAGCTTCTGATGCTTTAATTGCATAACAATACCGCTGGCAAAGCTGTAATTCAGTACCATAAGGTCTGTAATCAAAGCTAGTAGCTGTAGAGCCTACCTCTAATTGCACGCCTGTAAGATATAGCGTTGCTCCGTTTGTGCTAATTAGTTGAGTTGTTCCTGTTGCACCAACCACATTTCCTGTTCCCCATGAGCCAGCAGTTTGCAAAAATGAAGAACCAGCACCCAAAGCAAATCGAACAAGAATACCAATACCATTGGTTTTTAACCATGTTCCGCTTGTATCGCCAACAATAGTTACTGTTTTATATTCAAAAGTATTTGCTGAATTAATTGTAAAAGTAAAAGCATAACTTCTATCGGTTGCACTATTTAATACAGCACCACTAAATGTTCCAGTTAAAGAACTACGAACCCAAAATGAAATAGTAATTGTTTTGGCATTTGCTGTTCCCCAATCTAAATCGGCAACATTTAAACCTTCAATAGATTGTGCAAAATAATAATAATCTGAAGCACTTGGTGTAGTTGCGGCAGAAGATGTTAATAGTAATGAATTAATAAAACCAGCAGGTGCAGTAGAGCTTTGTTGAACAGTAAATTTACTTGTTATAGAACCTTGCACATAAAATCTATCAACAGAATAAACAGTTCCAGTAGTAGCAGTAACACTAGCACCAGCATTACGCTGGTCAATCACCATCGCACCATTGATGATGCGGTTCTTCATATTAACGGATGGAGTTACCGCATTAGCAGTAATACTCCCGTTGTACATGGGAGTTGTTATTCCGTTTGTGCCGTCTAAGGTAATAGGCATTATGCGACTCCTAATAGTGCTTTAACTTCATCGGCAGTTAAGCCGAGTGCAGTTAGTTTAGATAGTGCGGATTCTTTAACAGCTATTTCTTCTTGTTTTTTAGCAGTTTGTTCTGCTAACAATTTTGCACTATTGGCAAGTTCTTCAGCAGTAAACTGAGTTACTGTTTGCGTTATTTCACCAGTAATTACATCAACGCTAATTTGTATTTTATCCATGATTTACTCGTAAAGAATGTTAAGTGTTCCAGCATCAAAAGTGTCTGTTCCATTTGTTGAGGTGATTCGCACTCTGTCTAAAGTTCCGCCTAAATTAACTCTACCAGCACCATGCCAAACCCTGTCCGAATAATTTTGAACTATGCTTGAGCCTACCCAGCCATTACTGCCTATTAATGTAAAGACATAATGTCCATTTAGTTCTTCTGAGGATTGGTCTGAACGAATTAAAAATCCACTAGCACTAGAAGCTATGATGACTGAATTTGTTCCATATACTATGACACTATTTGATTGATAACCTGATGTTGTTACACCACTTGATGTTCCTAGTTGAATTAACTTCTCTGCACCACCACTAAGGCTAACATTTTTAAACATAACAGTAATGCGTTTTACCCAACTAGGTATGCTAGTAAAGTCAATACTTGTTCCACTTGTAGAAGCTACAGCAGTTCCGCTAGTAACAAGGGATGTAGATGGGTTGTATTGACCAATCGCTAAACCGCTAGAACTAACAGTTGCTTTAGTAGTGCCATTGCTTTGTAGTTCGATTGTTCCACTTGTGTCGGCACTTTGTACTAGCCCTGTGCTGGTGCTGGCATTTATCAATACGGACATTATGCTACCCCCTTCGGATACTTAGCTTTAGTTGCCAAGCAGTCGGCAATGTATTTATCAATCTGTGCTTGGTCACCCTTTACTACACCATCAATGTAATCGGTAATAGGTGGGTATTCTGATGCTCGTTTAGCAATATAAGCATGAGCATCTACATAAGCCTGTACTGCGGCTTTATCGTATGCGACTTCGTTGCCGTCTGCATCATAAGCTACATCGCCACGGATGGTTACTACAGATGGATTTAGTTTAAATATGGCTTCGTGGTTCATCCCGCTATCTCCATTAAAGTAATTACATTATCCTGTGCTGTATTTCCAAGATAAGCAGTTCCAGCGTTATCAGCCCTTCTAAAATAAAGAGTGTAAGTTGTGCTTGAAGTAGTTGCTGGAGAATCTAAAAATGAAAGTGAAGTAGTCATTTCTAATGCTGTATTAGAGCCATAAATATAAGAAAAATCATAAGTGCTTGTTCCTAAATCAGTTGCACCACGATAAATCGTTGTGGATACGCTTACTCCAGCCGCACTTGTTCGTGCATAAAAATTTGCAAGAATAAATATTTTGCTACTAGATGATGTTGGTGTAATTGATGCCGTTATTGTAGATGCAACATAAGTGTTTCCAGTAGTGCTTGTAGATGTTGAATAAGTAGCACTAACCACCTGAATCACATTACCAGCTTTAGGTGATGTAGTCGTAAGAACTGTTCCTGATACGGCTGGTAAGGTCAATACAGTAGTACCAGCAACGGCTGGTTCTTGTAATGTAACGCTACCTGAAGTTGAACCTACTAAAACAATGCTCATAATTTATCCCCTAGAGTATTACCCATCTCTGTCCTGATGCAATCGTTACAGAGTAACCGCTATTAATTGTGATTGGCCCAACTGACAGGCAATTGTTGCCCGATGTCGTTGTAATGTTTTCTGCAATCGTGGTGCTGTTATAAGCAATTGCTTTAGTAGCAGCTGATCCAAAGTATTGACCACCAGCTACGGCTGATGTTGTAACCGATGTTACCAATCCCTTGCCGTTAACTGTAACTACAGGAATAGAGCTAGATGAGCCAAATGTTCCAGTAGTTGAGTTGACTGTTGCTAATGTCAGAGCAGACGATCCAGCAGAGCTAGTCGCATCACCAGTAAACGCTGGCAGTCTGGCTGCACCGAGTGTGCCACTAGAGATATTGCTTGCGTTAGTGGTGTCGGTTGTTGCTGATGCAACCAAGCCAAGGTTTGTTCTGGCCGTTGATACTGAAGTCAGATCAGATAAGTTGTTTGCTTTAGCAAGATAATCTGTGCCGGATACATAGGCTGCTACCCAAGCAGACCCTGTGTATACCTTCATAGCCCCTGATACTGAATTGAAGTACAGAGAGCCAGCGACTAGAGCGTTGCCGTCATTGTCTAATGTTGGATCGCTAGTCTTGCTGCCAAGATATCGGTCATCAAAGTTATCGTATGCGGTTAGTGTTGCATCACGAGCTGCCTCGGCTGCGGTCTGTGCGTTACCGGCTGCGGTAGCGGAGTTGGCTGCGTTGGTTGCGTTAGTCGATGCGTTCTGAATAGCAACAATGTTTGTAGCGTTTGTGTTAACCGCTGCAATGTTTGTAGCTACAGTATTAACGTTAGCAATGCCAGAGGCTACTGTGCCGATATCTGTTGCATCAGCTGCTACTGCGGTAACATCCGCAGAGATGCCAGCAACTGTGCTGACACTAGCAGACACACCAGCGACTGTAGTAACGTTGCCTGAGATACCAGCAACAGTTGTAACGTTAGCGCTGATGCCAGCAACTGTGGTTACATTAGAGCTGATACCGGCTACTGTGGTTACGTTGCTAGATACTCCAGCAACTGTATTGACGTTAGAGATATTACCAGCAACTGTGTTAACGCTTGCTATATTTGTAGCGACAGTATTGATGTTGGCTGACTGAGCTGCGACTGTGGTTACAGCACTAATGCTTGGGCCAGCCTCTGGGTTACCAGTTGTTGCGTTAAAGGCTAGGACTGTACCAGCACGAGTTGCCTTAGCTGGCAAGGTCATGTTGATGTCAGTTGGATCTACTACAGGAGCCTTGAGGCCACGCTCTGCGGTCTCGGCTACTTGCTGTGCGTAGATGGTCTGTGAGTCTAGGTCAGTATTAAGGGTGCTGGCGAACAAGTCACCGCCTGTCGTATAGTCGCTAGTGCGTTGAATTGCTCTTGCGCCAACAATCGTAATATTTCCTGTGCCAGCGGTTACTAGGGTAATTGACCCTGTGCCGTTAGCATTAATGGTTACGCTGTAATCTGTGGTCAGAGTCAGTAATGTACTGCCCCGATATACAGCGATATCGGTATTGGCAAGAATTTCAAACGTAAACGAGTATGGCCCGACACCAGTATTGGTGTAGACCACACGTCTTGCTACGTTAGATATCGCATAATCAGCCATAATATTTCCCTAATCTAGTTGATTTTTTCATAAAAGTCTATCGCTTGTATTTCCCATAATCACGCTTTGCTTGCTCTACATCTCTTAGTGCCTCGGCAAGATCGGGGTCTTCTGCAATTAATGTTTTCTTAGCCATGCTATATCGATCCGATATCTCTTTTTTAATAATTTCCTGTGCAGCGCCAAGATTGGTAAGAGCCTTTTCCTCTAGGTTTGGTCCAAGATTTTCAATTGCCTTTGCTAATATTCCATCTTGGGTAGCCAGTTCAATCCAGCGGTTGTACTGAGTGGCAGACAATTCAATACCCTCAATACTCTTATCTGGGCCATCAAGTGGAACACCATACTCAACCAATACAGCGTGAGCTGGGCTAAACTTTCCATCAGCTAACTTGAATGGGTTAAACATTTCATAAAGGTTACCTTTTCCAACCTTTTGTACGTCACCAGTAATTGGGTCATACTGACGTGGCAAGCTATCGGATGTCAAAGAATTGCGAGATTTGTAGTAATTGACAGCCTCATAGAATCCACGCACAGCCGCATCCATACCAGAAAACTCTGTACTCATTTTCTCTGGCATTGTATTTGATCTGGTTGGGTCTACAATACGTTCAACAGATGCCACAAATGAACTATGAGCGCCTAATGGGGAACCACCAACAGCAAACTCTGTTACTTGTTTGCTTGTGTTTTTAATAAAATCATAAAGTTTTGATGGGCCATCTTTAGAGCCAGATGTAAATATTTTTACAACCTCATTAAATCCTTGGATAGCTGGCTGTTCTGATAAGTATTGATATACACCAAGAGCAGAACCCATTGCCATCTTGTCTAAATCAGATCCACGTCTAGTCAACTGTGCATACTCACCAGCCGTAGCACCGATTCCAAGCAATGTAGCAATTGGCTCTAGACCAGCATAAGAAATGTATACCTTGTCTGGGCCATATTTAACTGACGTAATCTTTTCAAACTCAGCCAACAAGTCTGGGTCAACGTCAGACTTGTTAAACATAAATGAAAATGGCTGCCATCCAGTTCCCTCTAGCGCCTTCTTATCTTCTCCACGCATTGGGCCATAGCCTGTCAACTTACCTTCAAATACACCAGCACTTACTGAATACATCATTGCTCCACCAAGGGTAACACGAGCCATTGCTTGGTCTCTGCGAATACCGCCAGCATTGTAGTCTCCCCAGAATCGTGGGCTTGCAAAGTTTAAGCCTGGAGTTCTAGCAAATGCCTCTAGAGCAATGTTGGTTGGGGTCTTAATAAATGGTACAAATATCTTAATTAATGGATATTGAGCAACTGACTGCATACCCTGTAATGATTTCTCTAGTTCACGAGTAAACGTAACTGTACGAGATACAGCCTTAGCGGCCTCATCAACATCTGGGGTAGGATTAGCAAGCAAGCTGGCAGTTAAGTCGGATGCTTGTTTAGCCGCATCGTCTGGAGACAAGCCTGTTTGTATTAACTTCTTATACATTCTATCGCCCTCTCGGACTGCAAGAGCATTCAATTCCATACGATAGCCAACTGCTTTGTAGAACTCATCCTCTGCCATAAGCGCTCTGCCAGGCAATGTAACGAACTTGCCCCAATAACGTAACGCATTACTAAAGGCTTTGCCTGTCTCAGAGTCACCAAAGTCAATGTCAAATGCATCTCGCCCAACTCGGCCAGTTTCAATCTTAGTGAATGGATCGGTTGACGTATTCTTGACAAATGCAGTAGCAGCTATTTCTCCACCCTCTCTGATACCTTGCAAGAACCCAGCAGCTTGAGCATATACCTCATTCATTGAGATAGCCTCTTCGCCACCCTTGAAAAATAGGTTTCTGCCTTTGCCTATAAAGGATGCAACAGCTCGCTCTGGCATCTGTAATGCGCCAAAGAATAAGTTACCCGCAATATTCTTTGCGTGGGTTACTGGGCTAGACAATAGACCATTAATCCAAGTTGAGAACCACACATCTTTAAGAGTTCCTGATATTGATTTATCTGCAAGCTCTGCCATTGCAGCTTTGCTTGATAGCGCTGTGTACTTATTGGCTAGGTCAAATGCAGACTCAATGCCACCAGCCTCTGTCATTAAACCAGCAAGCATCTCACCTCTGTTAACTGATGACTGTCTAGCCTGGGAGAAAATACCAAGGGATCTAGCAATATCTACTTGTCTACCTTTAACCGCCTTAGCAACAACACCCTCATAGGCAATGGCTTGCAAGAACTCTGAAGACAGTTCGTCTGTTAGTGTGCCGTTAGCCTTAGCCTCTTTAACCTTTAAGCCAAGGTCATATGTTCTCTTGCTGGCATCAGACTGAACCAACAGCATCTTGTATGCTTTGCCGTAGTCAGCCTCTGTGGCCACGCTTGGATCTAGCAGTCTGGCAACAAATGCCTCATCGTATCCCTCAGCAGATGCCTTAGCAGCGAAATCGGTATAGCTAATTCTCTCAAACTTATCTGCACCAACTGACCTAGCAACAGCCTCTATATGCTGTTTAAAAGTGTCTGGACCATCAATCAAATCTAGGTTAAACACAGTCTCTGGCACACCAGCTGCAACCTCTGTTGGTGTGGGTGAGGGTTTACCCGTAGTCGGCATGGTTGGAGTGGCTTTTTCAATAGCCTCTGCTTGTGCTGGCTTGGCATCTTTAATAACGCTATAAGGCCCTATTTTCCCTGTCTCTGTACCTTCGGGTAGGATAGGTCTTTCTGTGCGCTTAGGAGCCTCTTTAACCGCCTTCCTAAGCATTGATCCAAAGCCAGCTACCTGTGTTGGCTCAAACTCAGGATTCTGGTCTGTTAGTGCGGTAGGATCTAATGGTTCTGATTCTGGTGGTAGCGCAGCAACATCTTGCTCTACTGTCGAGAGTTCATCTAACCGCTCGTTTAATGGCTTTATAGACATTATTTATTATCCTCTTGTTGCATTGCAGCGCCAGCTCCACCTACAGCAAATAATGGTTGACCTTTAGTTAAAACAGATTCTTTCATTTTAGGGGTAACGTCAATATATTGGACTTGAGCTTTCATGTCCTCGCCCATCATATTTTTGTACATTGCATTTGGGGTAGAAATCTCTGTCATGCCAACTTTAGCATCCCACTTTTTAGCGTACTTGTCTAAGAACTTAGGTAGGATTTGGTCATAAAAGCCTTTCATGCCTTCACCACCAACTTGGAGGTCAAGTCCAGCATATGTATGCTCATTTCCAGATTTATTGGCAAAATCATCTTTAACTTTATTTGCTAAATCTTTTCCAATAATCTCGTCTAAATTTTTTAAATTTTGAACTGTTGTCATAATTGCTGGTTTACCACTTTTATCTGTTGCTGAAATACTAAAATCTGTATCTCGTCTTGTAATGGTTAAATCATCAATCTGCTTACTCAAATCAAAGCGCTCTGCCTGAGTCTTGCCAGTAGTAAACGCTATGCGGTCATAGCCACCCTCTGATGCAAGTTGGATAGCACGTTTAAGGGCAAGTTCATGCCATGTGGTTTTGAATGGGGCTTCTGGTACTGCATTTCTTTTTGCTTCATTTAAAGCATTAAGGGCATTTTTATTTTCATTTACCAATTTTTCATATTTTTGAATTTCTACATCTGTCATGTTTTTATGCAAAGTTTCAAAAACCATTTTTCTAGTGCTGTCAGGCAAAGTATCTAGCATTTTTATTTTTTCAGGATCAGTTGCATAAGGACTATATTTTTTATACATTTCCTTTAAATAATTATGATGCTCTTGTGCTAACTTGTCATAAGCGTTTTTTAATGGCTGAATATCTTGTTGATATCCTTTTTTGCGACCAGTTTGGTGCCAATCAGATTGCACCTCTTCTACAAATAGCACTTTCTTGCCGTCAGCATCTACTCGGTCATTAACTCGGAGATGGGCTAGGATATTGGGTTGGTCAAAGTGTTGAGACATAAAGCCACCTGAGACCGGTTTAATTCCAGAGTACTCGCTACCTTTCTCATACATTTGTTTTGCAACATTCATAATCTGCTCATCGCTTAATCCTTTGTAGTTATCAGCTACATTAAACTCATCAGAAAATGTTGCAATTTCTTTGTTGTCATATTTAATGGTATATGTACCTTGTGATACAGACTGTCTGTTCCTAACAATATCAACTTTTTCTGGATCAAACTTATCCTTGCTTGGCAAAGTCAGCAATATCTCTCTGTAGTTCTCACCACCTGGTAGGGTGTATTTAGAGAACTTGGTATTGTCAACTCCGCTTACACCGCTCCCCAATTCAAAATCTTCCCATGCCGCATTAACTCTTTCTGCTTCATCAAAATTGCCCAATCTTTCTTCACGTCTAATTGCCTGTTCCCATTCATTAGCATTGCGATATGGATATGGGTTATTTGATTCAAGGGTTATTTCTTTAACCTCAACTCGATTCTTGTCTAGGTATTCTTGAACCTCAGCCTTGGTAACTGTTTTCTTAGACTTTAAGAAATCATCTAAGCCTGTCCACTTAATCTCATCTGGCTTAACTCCTGGAGTCTTTTCAATCTGCTTTAGGAATTGCTCACCAGTTCCCTTTAGTTGCTGGATAGAATCTACAGCCTCTTTAGCTGCTGAATAGAATCCAAGCTCGCTAACACCTTCGCCAACCATCTGCGTACTCATGCCAACTGGCATACCCTTGGTAGCCTGTACTGCTTTAGTTGCACCCTTAACCACCTTTGGCACATCCAACAATCCTGGCGCTGGCAAGAACTCTCCAACAGCCTGTGCTACGTCAACTGTCTTTTGGCGCTCTGCTGCATTTGGTGCGCCAGCTGGTACAACTTGAGGCAAGATATTGCTTTGCAAAACCTCTTCAGAAGTTGGGAACATACGCTTTCCCATTACGGCCTCTGCGCCCTCTTGGTTAATCATGTCAACAATAGAACGGATATCTCCAGGCAAACCAATTGCAGCGCCTGTAGCACCACGCATTGCGCCAGCCAAGGTATCCAATAAAGCAATTAATGGCTTATCTAAACCGCCAGCTTTAGCGGATTGTTGCGGAGTAACACCAGCTCTGCCGAGCCTGACCCCAGTTTGTGGAACGTCAGACGTTACTGGTCCAGCAGCCAACATTGTATCCTCTACAGGCATCTCGGTTGGCAAGACAGAGTCTTTAGCCAAGTCATCCATGAATCGTTGGTCAATCATTTTTGAATAGCCCTTACTTGTCTCATAATCTTTTTACGCACATCTTCGTTTTTAACACCAGCACGTCTTAAATCTTCATCAGTCCAATTCTCTTTGTACTCAAGACCATTTTCTTTGGATATGTTTTCAAGACCTTTCCTAGCTGTTTCTTTTGCGATAACAGAATCAGAAATTTCTTTTTCTTTAACAAGGGTCTGAGCAGCTTCCATAGCATTGAATGGCAAACCAGCAGTTAATGCCTCTTGTTTCTTTTGTGCTAATGTTGCCTTGGCTCTAGATGCTTTTGCTTTGGAATCCTCCAAGCCTGGCGATAGCGGATCATTAATACCAAGAGTGTTGTCAATAAACTGTCTAGCAGCGCCCATGTCTTTCTCGTTACCACGAGCAATCTTCTTGAGGGTGTTTGCTTGTTTCCAAGATATCTGACCATTCTTAGCAAGGCCATCTATGTCGGCCTCACCCAACTTACCTCTGTCAGCCAATGACTCAAAGTTGCCGTAGTTCTGTGGATTAGCACCAGCTAAATCACCATTGAGCCAAGCCTTGCGCTTTTCGTCTGGCAAGGTAATGCCTAATGCTTTAGTCCTTCTGTAAGCCTCTGAACCACTAATTTTGCCAGCATATAAATCATCTTCAATCGTATTTAATTCATCAACATTTTTTGATGCATTTAATTCGCTGGCACGTTTCCACATAACAGCTTCTTCGCCAGTTCTGTCAATATATGCTTTCTTTAGTTTATCTCTGTCAACTGTTTTCATTACTTCTGACAACTTACCAAAGTTACCAGACTCAATGAATTTAATTGCTTGGGATGGGGTATCTGCAAATGTTGGGCTTGTTGTGTAATCAACAATAGCGTTTAAAACTTTTTTGTTGAAATCTTCCATTGCAGATTTTACAAATTCTGCTTTACCAGTTTGTATAGCGGCATCATAAACTCTGCTTCTTTCTGATTTAATTCTATTAGAAAGCATTGTTGGATCATTTTCTGACTTTAATGTATCCGCAATAATGGTTGATGTAGCAGCTAATGCATCGTTTGCTAAAACAACTTTTCCTTCTGCAACAATCTTTGCAAAGTTCTCGGTTGCTTTTACATATACAGCATTACCAGCTGTAGCCATTGAGCTTCTAAACTTTAAGCCCTCTTCAGCATCTACAGAGCTAATTGCTCTAGCGTATCCAGAGGTTAACGATTTAATTGTGGTTTGCACTTCTTGTAAGTTAAATGTTCCCGTTTCTACAGTAGCGCTTAACTTAGCCAACTCTTGACGGCCAAGAACCTCTAGCTCGCTACGCAACTGGCCAGCCTGTACTTTTCTAGCAGCATCACCAAATATTGTGCCAGGCTTTGCAAATAACTCAGATGGGCTTTTGCCCTCTTCCATTGCCCTCATTACTTGCTCTGCGCTAGGCATATTCTCAGCGCCATACTGCAAACCTTCACGTTGGGCTTTTTCGGCAGCCTCTTTAAATGCAAACCCAGCCAATCGATCTAATGATGCATTAATACCTTGAGTCATGGCTACAGACTCTTTGAGATTAGCAAAGTCTAGACGTGGAACGTCTGCTGGCAGATAGCCAGTTGGTTGGTAGCGTGGAAGTTCTGCCATGATTAATCTATTATCCTTAAACTGCCCTCGCTGCCACCCCTAGCAAGAGCTGATTGAGAACCTGGGCCTGTAAATGTGCTAGGAGGCCCACCAAGTTTACTGCCCATATATG